AGGCTAGATACACCAATGGCGTCAGTTAAGACGCCATTGGTTATGTGTTTATATTAATTGTTTAACAATCTTAAGAGCATATACATTATGCTCAAAGCCCTCACGGTATAAGGAATAAAAGTAATTTGATTTATCCATTTTAGAATACTCTTTGTAGTTTTTTCTAATTAAACTACAAAGGTATTCAATCATTTGTTTTTTATTCATTACTGTGTATAGCTTGGACAAGTGTGCTGAACTTTTTAAGTATGTTGTCCTTGAACTCATCAATCATTGGGTTGCCAACATTCTCAAGTATATGCTTTTCACATTCGCCCATTAACAGTTGGAACATGATCTCATAGTTGAGTTGTTTTTTCTGTCCATTGTCCACCACCATGTCAGCTAGTGAAGTAGGTGCATTAGAGTTTAACTTTTCACTCAATACATTAGCTATGTTAATCAAATCATTATTGGGCATTTGATACCTCGCCAATAGCCTTATACTCACAATAAGCAACTTGCTTTTGGTGTGCATTGTATAAATCTAAATGTGATAATTTAAATTTATCTTTATCAAAAGATTTTCTAACTCTGTTAATCTTTTGAATACCAAAACTATTTCCATGTTCGTCTTGAACAATAACTAGATTTTGGTTTGTTCTCTCAAATAGATTAACAATGTGTTCTTTCATACTATCTAACTCTTTGTTAAGTCTATTTGCTTTTAGCTTTAGTGTTGCATAAGCCACGACTATTTTCTTTTCGTCTTGCTTTAGCTTTTTTGCTGTTTGCATTTTTACCTCTTTGTTAAGTTATGTATTTTTATAAATACCTCTAATTAATACATCTTATGAAATCTTATGCAACAAGTTATTTATCTTTTTTTTAATTAAGTTTATTAGGTCTAGCAATAGTAGTATTAACATTATTGTCCTCTAACATGTTAAATAGTCTTTTTATTTTTTCGGTGAAAAGTTTTTCCCGTGCCGTCCCCTGCTGTTGTTTAGTTTTATCTTTTTTCTTATTTCCAGTACGAGAACGAGACGAGGCGACAGTAGTCGCCTCGTTAATTTTATCAGTAGCCATTACCAACTACACCAATATTCAACGACCTTTTTCTCATTGATCGCTTGTTCACAGAATTTCAAGAACTTGATATCTTGTTCCTTGTAGTCCTTGACGCTTTCCTCTTGGAACTGTTGCCCCCAGAAAAATCCATCTTCGGCATGGTAATCTTTAAAGCCCTCTTGTATTTGTTCGGCTAACTCTTTCGCCACCTCTTGAGTTATATATACAGGTGCTTCACAATCAGAATTAAAACCTAAACTTGAAAGCATACCCTCATGTTTATGATGTGAGTTTTGTTCGTCCCACTTCTTTGCCATGAACTGTTGAAGTCTTGCGTGTTTTCTCCACACAAAAACATTTGCCTCATCTCCATAATCATCATTAGAATAGTATTGTTCCCAATCTACCTTTTGACCTCGAAGGTGTGCGTGTTGATCTAATCCCATAACTTTTCTCCTTTGTTGATTAAGTCTAATGTCTTATCGTATCTTATATACTAATGCAACAACTATTTTTAATTATCTTTTAGAACCATTCTAAAGTAGAAACCTAACCATTCGCTTTTCCAGAGCAGTTCTGACCAGCGTCCCCCAGATCTGAACTGAGTTACCAGCGGGTACTATCCACTTAAGTGAACGAGACGAGCTTGGGATCAAAGAACTCCAACGAGCGAAAGAACCAGCAGTCCTGTCCCAGCCAGAGTTACAGTTGGGAACATAAATAAAAGGCACAGCCAAACGAGAACGAAACTCATGTGGAAGCTCCAGCTGCAGGTGTAGCATCACGCAGCTCCTGGGCCCGAACTGTAACCGCCCACCAAACGAGGTCGTTGACTAATCCAGTCAACGAGGTTGGATCTTGTGATATGTGCTGCAGGAACTCACCGTTCTTCAAACCAGCTTCATCTGAATGGTCCCGGACCAGCTGCCATATCTCCTCCTGATGGTGATCATGAAACGCAGTAGTTTCTGTGTAGTACGTGATACCAGCGACGCCTCCTGTGCAGCCGTGCTTAGCAATATCATTAATGAGTCCGATGTCCTGCTTTTCATACTCCACGAGGCATTCCTTGATGCTTGGCATTAAGAACCATTGCTTCACTTCTACAGCTTCTGGATCGTAATGACGATGTAAGTAATCATTAACGAATGAATAAATAGTTTCGAAATCATTCATATCTACAAGATTGTTCCAAACTTTTTGAGGTAGATCATCTGATTTGCTAGCGTACCGATGTTCATCCAGCAACCTTTTTTGCTTTTCTATTAGATGTCTAGGCATCTTTAACCTCCGAGTCTTTCCAGGTATTACCGTTTGCAATGCAGCGCGTGCCCCGGCCACCGGTCAATGCATATACTTTTCCTTCTTCAGGTTTGTCTTCTTGTTGCGCAGGTTTCTCTTTCTCTTTGTCTTTGTTCATAGTTCTCCTTGGTTAAGAGAAGGTATATAAGACCCGATGGGATACCTGTCAAGAACTTTCTTTGATTCTTTTTAACCTTTCTTCAAAAGACCATTTCTTTTCCTCTTGTAATTCTTTTACCACATCAGTTACCAGCTCCTGTAGGTCAGTTACCTGCTGCTGGAGCTCATCTATTCTTTTATTGTAAGAACGAGCTTTGTTCTCTCCTCGAACGAGATCGAGGGCATCGAAATCTATTGCCATACTTTTCTCCTTTGTTTAGTCTGACCATACGACATCATGGGATACCAGTCAAGCAAAAGTTTCTACCGAAGGAGATCCCAGCACCCCCTGAAGCTCACGCTGCGGGGGGTGCACCAGTAGCCAGTAAACGAGAACGAGGTTCATCCATAAACGAGAACGAGAAACGAGATCCAGCATCCTGAGCTGCAGGTCCCGTCACCAGGCCACCGTAAACAAAGAGGAAAGAAACGGTGGCCAGGAAACGAGAACGAGGATTACGCTGCTTCCGAAGGAGATCCCAGCTCAGTTAGCATCCTGCGCTGGACCAGTGGCCATTGTAACGGGAACGAGAACGAGGCAAACGGGACGAGGGAACGAGCATCAGTGAAAACGGACACCGGTCTGTACAGTCTAAGGGACTTCTGCAAGAGGGTCTCTTTCAAGATAATTATTTTGCCACCTGCTTTAATATATTTGTTAATCCAAACAATTTGCCACTTATTAAGCTTCGGATAACTTAATGAATCTGATTTTAGTTCTACCCAAAATACTTGATTATCTAATACTGCATGAATGTCGGGAATACCATTGATTGTGCTAGATTCTACGCGTGTTAGAAAGCAATTAGTCAGTCCTTTTTTTACCTTTTGCCATAACCTAGTTTCCCCATTTTTATTAGACATGATTAAGTAAGTTTTTTATATTTTAATTTTCCTAATAGATTTAATTACTGCTGTTGGAATAATAGTTGTATTACCAATATTATCAAATGTAGGCTTATCTTTTGTCTCTATATAATCACTAAATATTCTAGTGATACCTTTGCTTTGACTTAACAGATATCCTTTAGATACACATACGGGTAATTTTTGATTTTTTAAATCTTTTGTTGAAGACCAGCCCGCATCACCTTCGATATCAAGCCACTCTATTTCCACAAATGGATAATCATCAATTATGTTACCGAGATTTTTAAAATCAAAGTTTAATATTTTAGATTGTTGTCGTTTCTTCTTAATCATCAATCACTACCTTAATTTTACCAACTGAAGTAGTGATAGTAGAATTATGTACTTGGTTAAAAACATCTAACCACTCAGACCAACTAACTTTCTTCAATTGCTGTAACGTCTTGGGATTCAATCGTAATCGTTTTGGCGTTGTAGCCATCGATCTTGTTTGATAATTCCTCGAGCTTTTTTTCAAGTTGCTCACGTGACATACCCTCCAAACCACTGACTGTTACTTCTTTTCTATCAACATAAGCTCCAGCCAATTGACCAGATCTATACTCGGCATTAATAGCAGCAGCGAATTGTTTTTCTTTCTCTGCTTTGTCAGCAATTCTTTCTAACCTTTTATATCTTCTAAGGTTGTCACTCTCGTATTTTTTTACTTCACGCTCAAATAATTTATCAAAGTATTTAGCTATATGAGGACTGTGTTTTCTAGATAACATTCTAGATGCAACAGATCCATAATCTTTTTCATTTGTGCACACATAACCTGCACGCTTCAACGCTTCAGCTTGTGTAATAGAACCCCAATCTTTTACATAGATTTCAACAAACATCTTTTGTTTAGGAGTTAAATCTAATTCAGTTCTTAATGATTTCTTTTTAAGGCCACCAGGCATTACTTTCTACCTTTAGGTTTTTTAGGTGTAAATTTTCTTCTAACTTCACCTCTTGCATAACTATCAGCAGAAGTATGAGTCATATGAATTTTAGCACTATCATACTCATCAGTATATAGTTTTTGTTTTTCCTTATGAAGACCA